TAACAATGTGCCAAGGAATAAATTGCGAGTTAGCATCTATATGCTATAGATATAAAGCAGAACCAAGTAAGTTTAGACAATCTTGGTTTATGTATCCTCCTAATAAAGGATTAGAATGTGAATACTTTTGGGAATATAAACCTGATGAAGAATGAAATATATATTAATATTAATGGCTTATGAGTTTTTAAGGTCAAAGATAATTTGGCTATGGTATTATTTAATTAAAAAAGGACAAGGAGAATGAAACCAATACATAAATTAAATGGAGGAATAGGTGCAACACTATGCCATCTATGTAGTGTAATAATAACTACAGGTGCTACTCAAGATTTATATTGTGATAAATGTTTATCCGAAAGAATTAAAACTGATTCTGAATTTAAACAGATAAAAGAAAGAGCAAATAATTTAATGAGATTGAAAAATGGATTTAAAGATAATCAATTTTATGAACAGATGGATAAAGAAGTACATAAAAATAGAAGTGACTTAAATAAATAAACAATAAACAAAAATGTTTATTTTTAATTTAATAATAATTTTATTTAATTATGGAAGATAAAAGAAAATTCAACGGAGGACATACATCTGCTGGTCGTAAATCAAAAGCAGAAGAAGTAAAGTTAATAGAGAAACTTGGTGCATTAGAACCATTAGCATTTATGGCATTAGAAAAAGGATTAGAGAATGGTGACTTTAAATTCACACAATTATTCTATAACTATTATGCAGGTAAGCCAAGAGAAACAAAAGACATTACAGTAACAAATGAGCAACCTATCTTTAACATCAATTTTGATGACATTTAAGCAACTATTATATGGAGTTTGTATTAACTACTGCAATAAGAAAGTTATCACGTTTAAAGCAACGTATTAAAGTTATTAGAGGAGGTACTTCAGCAGGTAAAACTTTTGGAATACTTCCTTTGTTAATTGATAAAGCAATAAAAGAACCAATGCTTGAAATAAGTGTAGTATCTGAAAGTATACCACATTTACGTAGAGGTGCTTTAAAAGACTTCTTAAAGATTATAATGGCATTAGGCAGGTATAATGATGACCAATTTAATAAGTCTACTTTAAAATACACGTTTGCTAATGGTAGTTATATTGAATTCTTTTCTGTAGACCAACCAGACAAGTTAAGAGGTGCAAGAAGAAACATATTATACGTTAACGAATGTAACAATATAGATTTTGAAAGCTATTACCAAATGGCAATTAGAACATCTGGTGATATATGGTTAGATTATAATCCTGCTTCTACATTTTGGGTAGACAAAGAAATACTAACACAAGATAACATAGACTTTATTACGTTAACGTATTTAGATAATGAAGCATTAAGTGAAACTATTATAAAAGAAATAGAATCAGCAAAAGTAAAAGCATTAACATCTACGTACTGGGCTAATTGGTGGCAAGTATATGGACTTGGACAAACAGGTAGTTTAGAAGGTGTATGTATAACTGATTGGAATGAAATAGATTTACCAACAGATGCAAGAGTATTATGTTATGGAATGGACTTTGGTTATTCAAATGACCCTACTTCTTTAGTTGCAATGTATAAATACAATGATGCTTATATATTTGATGAGATAATTTATAAGAAAGGATTATTGAATAGTGAAATATCAAATCTATTAAAAGCAAATGAAGTAAATGATATTGTTTATGCTGATAGTGCAGAACCAAAATCAATAGCTGAATTAAATAGTTATGGACATAATGTGTTACCTGTATCAAAAGGAAAAGATAGTATTGTATATGGCATTAATTTAATCAATCAAAACAAGATATATATTACATCAAGAAGTAAGAATCTAATAAACGAATTAAGAAATTACATTTGGTTAACAGATAAAACAGGAGTTAAAATGAATAAACCAATAGATGCTTATAATCACGCAATAGATGCTATGCGATATGCAGCAACATCACATTTAGAGAATCCTAATAAAGGAAGTTACTTTATATACTAATGACATACGGAGAAATAATTGCAACAATACAATGTTATATACATCACATAAAAAATATAGAAGTGGTTATTAATTTGCCTCGTAATATAGGTGAGATTAAAAAGATGCAAGAGATGTATAAAATAGCAAGTGCTTATTTGAAAAGTTAAATAAAAGTTAAATGTATTGTATTTAAAACAAAATGAATATATTTGTACATAATATAAAACAAACACTATGAAACAATATGAAGTTAAAGGTTGGTACAGGTATGCTGACAACGAAAAAGATTATGAGTATGCTGAAATAATAGCAGCAAATGAACAAATGGTTATTACAATATTCAAAGATATGTTTAAACAGAACTTCTTTGCAATAGATATAAAAGAGATTAGTTAGTGGATTAATTAATAATGGAAATTAGGTGTACAGAAATGTACGCCTTTTTTTTGTTTAATACAATTTACACATTATTTTATTATTATAAAAAACAAATCAAATGAAATTAGAAATAACAATACCAACTAAATTAAGTGAAATAAAACTTTCACAATATCAGGCATTTTTAAAGATAGCTAAAGACAATGAAGATACAGAATTTTTGCATCAGAAGATGGTACAGATATTTTGTGGAATAGATTTAAAAGAAGTAGCACAGATTAAATATAAAGATGTAAATGATATAACTACGTCTATTGGAAATATGTTTAACCAGAATCATTCTTTTATACCTACATTTAAAATGGGTGGAACTGAATTTGGTTTTATTCCTAATTTAGAAGATATGACGTTTGGAGAGTATACCGATTTAGATACGTATATAACCGATTGGGACGAGATACATAAAGCAATGGCAGTATTGTATAGGCCAATTAAAAAGAAAGGCTTAAATGGAACGTATGAGATTGAAGATTATAATGGAACTATAACGTATGCTGAAGTAATGAAGTTTGCACCATTAGATGTTTGTTTAGGTGCTACTGTTTTTTTTTACAGTTTAGGCAACGAATTATTGAAAGCTACGATAGCTTATTTGGAGAAGGACAAGGAGGTACAGAATATTCTGCAACTGCAAACTTCGGACAAAAGTGGGGTTGGTACAGTAGCCTCTATGCTCTTGCTCAAGGAGACATTAACAGATTTGACCAAGTTACAAGATTACCAATTAACCAATGTTTAACATATCTAACATTTGAAAAAGAAAAGAATAAAATAGAAGCAGATTTAATTAAAAGACAAAATAGATGACATCACATTATTACGAAATAACACAAGCAATTAAGAATCAATTAAAGGAAGATTTATTTGTAAACACAGTTACTATAGGAGATATATTTAAAGTTGATTTAAACAAGCAAACTATATTTCCTTTAAGCCATATTATAATTAATTCAGCAACGTATTTAGGTTCAACTTGGAATTACAATGTATCTATATTATGTATGGATATTGTGGATGAAAGTAAATCATTAACAACTGATATATTTTTAGGAAATGATAATGAACAGGATGTATTAAATACGCAACTAATGGTAGTTAATAGATTCTTGGAAGTATTAAGTAGAGGTGATTTGTCAAATGATTATGAATTAATAAATACACCATCTGTAGAATTTTTTACAGAAAGATTTGAGAATAAATTAGCAGGAGTAACTGTTACTTTTGATATGGTAATTCAAAACCAAATGAGCAAATGTTAGAAGTTGAAAAGACAATTAAACGCTTTAGAGATTATGTAATACAACAATCACGAAGTAATTTAAGTAAGTCAGGACACAATAATACAAAAGGATTATACAATAGTATAAAAGGAGAAGTAGTAACTGAAAACGGTTTTACTATTGTTGGTTTTTCAATGGATGATTATGGAATGTTTGTTGATAAAGGTGTTAAAGGTTCAGACCCATCACAGGTATCTAAAAATGCAAAGATAAAAGGACAACAAGCTCCAAATAGTCCTTACAGTTTTAAAACTAAAAGACCACCATCAAAACATTTAGAATTATGGGCAAAGCAAAAGAACTTTAGATTAAGAGATAAAAAAGGAAAGTTTGCAGAAGGTAGTTATAAAACAATAGGAATTATTTTAGCTAAAAACATTTGGGCAAGAGGAATTAAACCAAGTTTATTTTTCACTAAACCATTTGAAGCAGGATATAAAAAATATATAGATATAGATTTATTAAAAGCATTTGGACAAGATGTTGAAACAATGGTAGATTATAATTTAAAAGATATAAAATGAATATAGTAAAAATTTATAAAGGAGAAGATACAATTCCTACGTTTATAATAGAGTCACAAAATATAATAGATTCATCTGCATATACAAATTTATGGGATTGCAAAGAAGAAATATATTTAGATGAAGAATTGATTGATACAATATACCATACAATATGAAAGTAGTAAAAGTAAGAAGTCCATTTATAGTTGAAATTGCAGAAACAGGGCAAATAGGTAGTAAAATAGAATTAGCAATTTGGCAAAAAGGTAATGCAGTTCCAACATCAGGAACAGGGTTTTATACATTGTCAAAATCAATTGCAAGTGCATCACAAATAAGCACATCATACAACTTGTCAAATTATGTTAAAGAATTTATAGATAATATAAGACCATACACTGGAGAAGAACCAGATGTGTATGATAATAATGAATGGGTTAATTTTAGAGTAAAAAGGTATAAATTAGTTGGAAGTACTTATACGCAAGTTGGTACTACAGATGATTATGTAGGTGTAAATGGATTTACAAATTATTCTGATGGTAAACAAGTACCTCCAACTTCATTATTAACACCATTATTAAATAATTCAATAAATACTTATTATTGGACTGGAGAGTTTGACATACAAAATTATAATTTTATAGTTGACAAATTAAGTACAAGTACTTTGTCGGTTAGATTTGAAAATTTAACTAATACAAATTCTGTAACTTATAATTTACAAAATGGAGTTGCAGGTATTTTCAATTATTCTATACCTATTTCTATTGTAATTAATGCTGGTGCAAATTACGCTACAGGATGTAAAGTTACAGTATCATTAACTCCAACGGGTGGAACTCCTGTAGTTTCATTTATAACATTTGCATATCCAACAGAAGAATGTAAGTACACACCTGTTAGATGTTCTTTTGTAAATAGTTATGGTGGATGGCAAGATATAATGTTCTTTAAACAACAAACTAATACAGTTGCAGTAAAAGGTACAGATTATAAATTAATGCCTTCTGCAATAAGTTATAACACATCTAAAGGGCAAGTAAAATCATTTAATATAAATGGAACACAAACTATAAAATTAAATACAGGATTTGTAGATGAGAATTATTCTGAATTAATAACTGATTTGTTATTAAGTGAAACAGTTTTATTGGATGGTAAACCTGTAATGGTTAAAACACAAGGTTCAGAATTAAAAACAAGTTTAAAAGATAAGATGATTAACTACGAAATAGAATTTGAATACGCTTATAATTTAATTAATGATGTTGTATGATAACAGTAGGTATATTTATTAAAGATTCAGTTACATTAGAATACAATAGATTAGAATTATTTTCAGATGAAAAAATATCTGTTAATAGTTCCATACAAAATGTGAATGATATATCTAAAACGTTTACTGATTTTAGTCAAACTTTTACAGTACCTGCATCAAAGCAAAATAATAAAATCTTCAGACATTGGTACGAAAATAGTAATGATAATGGATTTAGTACATTAGTAAAAGCTGATGCATATATTGAAATAGATACTATACTTTTTAGAAGTGGTAAAATACAACTTGAAAGCTGCAGTGTAAAAGATGGTCAACCACAAGATTATAGTATTACATTTATAGGAACATTAGGTAGTTTAAAAGATAAGTTTAATGGGTTATATTTAAAAGATTTAACAGATACTACTTATGATTTTTTATATACTCCTACTTTAGTAAAAGATAAAGTAACATCTCAAACAACGACTCCAACATATGCAGATATAAAATTTCCATTAATAGCATCATCAAGATATTGGAATTATGGTAAAGGTGGTTCAAATGATATAAGTATAATAACTACACCAATATATTATAATGAGTTATTTCCTGCTATAAGATTAAAATCAGTTTTAAATATGATTGAAAGTAGATTTGGAATAAATCTTGATGGTACTACATCTGAACCAAGTACGTTTTTAACAGATGGAAAATTTACAAGTGCTTATTTATATTTAAAAAATAGTGAAGTATTTATACCTAAAAATTATATATATCCAATTGATTTAATTACATTAACAGGTTCATCATTAGGTTGGACAGTTAATACATCTTTAAATTATTTTCAATTAGCATATTTAAATTATACAACTCAAGTATATCACGCAAGAAGAATATATATTAATTTTCAAGGTACATCTGGAGCTGCTGTATCATTTTATACTTATCTTAATGGCGGACTTATTAATACAACAACAATAACTGCAACAGGTTTACTTCAAAGTGATATACTTGTTTATGAAAATTTAGGTTATACTTTTCCATTACCAAGTAGTACAGATAAAATTACATTTTCAATAAGTACTAATACATCAATGGTACAATCAGTTCAATTTAAAATAATGACTACTGTTTATGGTTCAAGTGGTCCAGTTGTAAATTATCAAGGTTTTGTATCAACAACTACTCCTACATTAGATGGTAAAACAAGAATTAATACAGAATTTCCTGATATTAAAATAGAAGATTTTTTTAGCGGATTATTAAAAATGTTTAATTTAACCTGTTATTCAACTGATGGAATTAATTATACAATTAAGCAATTAGAAGATTATTATAAAAGTGGAACAATTAGAGATATTACAAAATATATTAAATCAGATGGTACAAATTTAAATAGAGTAAAAACTTATAAAAAAATAAACTTTGAATATGAAAAATCAGAGTCTTTAGTTAATGTTGGTTTTATGTCAGCTAATGGAATTGAATATGGTTCTTTATTTTATGATACAGAAAATGATGGAGATGAATATAATATAAAATTACCATTTGAAGATTTAAATTTTAATAATTTAAAAGATAAATTACAAGTAGGTTATAATTTAAAAAATGATGGAATAACAAAATATATTCCAAAGCCAATTATATTATATGAATATGATACAAGTGCAATAACTACTGTTTCTCAATTTTATTTATCTACATCTACAAGTGGAAGTGGAAGTGGATATACTTCTTATAAGGCATTTGGGCAAGAATATTATGATGGAACAAATACTTATGGATTAAATTTTAATCAACAACAATCCACTTTAACAAATGAAGTAATTGATAAAGGATTATATGACCAATATTATAAAAATTATTTAAGTAATATATTTGATTCTAAAGCACGATTAATTAAAGTTAGTGGAATATTACCAACATCATTATTAACTACTCTTAAATTAAATGATAGGCTTATTATAAGAGACAAGAGATATTTGATTAATACCTTTACAACTGATTTAACAACAGGAGAAGTTCAATTTGAATTATTAACAGATTTTAGAGAAGCAGTATGATAAAGCACATTTTAGATTTATTAGCATTAGATGAATTTTACGGACAAAGTGAACTTATTGAAATAGCTAAAGGAAAGTACCAAAGACCAACAACTTGGAAACAAGCATTTAAACAAATAAAAAGAGAATGGAAAATAAGGTAGTAAATATAGAGATTAAAAATAATATTGTTGATGTAACTAAACAGGTAAGAAAATTATCTGATAGTTTTGAAGATGCATCAAAAGATATTAAAGACATACAAAAATCAACAAAATCAGCAGAAGGTGGCGTTAAATCTTTAGCAGATGGTTTTAAAGGAATGGGATTAGCAGTTAAAGCCATTGGTATTGGTTTAGTGATGGAAGCCTTTAATATGTTTAAAGAAATATTAGGTAAGAATCAAAAGGTTGTTGATTTATTTAATACTGCTATTGGTGCTTTGTCTATTGCATTTAATGATTTGATTGGATTTGTGATGGATAATTTTCCATCTGTTGTTAAAATATTTAAAGATGTATTTGAGAATCCTACGAAATATTTACAAAAGTTTGGTGATTTAATTAAAGAAAATTTAATAGAAAGATTTAATTCATTTTTAGATACAGTTGGATATTTAGGTAGTGCATTAAAGAAAGTATTTGAAGGTGATTTTGCAGGTGCAATGGATTCTGTTAAACAAGCAGGTAAAGAATCTATTGATATTTTAACAGGTGTTAATAATACAGTTGATAGAAGTAAAAAAGCAATAGGAGATGCTGCCGAAGCTATTGGTAATTATGCAGTAAAAACTTTTAAAGCATCTGAAGCAAATATTAAACTACAAAATTCTGCAATATTAGCTGCTGCTGAACAAGGTAGATTAGTAGAACAATATGATAGACAAGCTGAAAAATTAAGGCAAGTTAGGGATAATGATTTATTATCTATTGATGACAGAATAAAAGCCAATGATAAATTAAAAGGTGTATTAGAAAAACAACAATCAGCAATGTTGTCTCAAGCTAATTTACAAGTTCAAGCTGCACAAGCTACTTATGCTATGAATAAAAGCATAGAAAACCAAGCAGCAGTAACAGAAGCATTAGCCAATAAAGAAGGTGTACTTGCACAAGTTGAAGGATTAAGAAGTGAGCAAATAGCTAATAGCATTTCTTTACAAAAAGAAAAAATAGCTTTAGGACAATCTGAAGTTGAAGGTTTAAATGCTTTAGCTATTGAACAAAAGAAATTTAATGAAACATTAGAAACAGATGAATTAAAAAAACTTGAAAATCAAAGATTAAATTTAGAAGAAGAAAAAAGAATTGAACTTGAAAGATTACAATTAAAAATAAATAGTTCTGCTTTAGGAACTCAAGCAAGAGTAGATGCTGAATTAGAATACGCAACTAAAAAACAAGAAATTGATAATGCTATAACTACTAATAAAATTGATACTGATAAAGCACAAATTGCTTCAGACCAAGCAGTAGCAGATGCTAAAAAATCTATTCAAGAAAGTACGTTTAACAATATTGCTTCAGGTATTGGTTTATTAAAAGGTTTATTTGAAAAGAATAAAGGATTACAAAAAGCATTATTAATTGCTGAAAGTGCTGCTGGTATTGCTAAAATTATAATTAATACAAAAGCCGCTAATGCTGCTGCTAAATTAAAATATGCATTGCTTCCTGGTGGAATTGCTTTAGCAGCTGCTGAAGCTACTATGAATAATGTAAGTGCAGGAATTGGTATAGCAAGTACAATAGCTGCAACTGCCAAAGGATTGTCTGCTTTTGGTGGTGGTGGTGCTGCAGGTGGTGCTTCAGTAGGTGGTGAAGGTGGAGGTGCTGCTCCATCATTTAACGTAGTAGGTGCAAGTTCTACAAATCAATTAGCACAAACAATAGGTAACCAACAACAACAACCTATAAAAACTTATGTGGTGGCTGGAGATATAAGTACTGCTCAAAGTTTAGAACGGAATATAATTTCAAGTGCTTCAATAGGATAAACAAAAGTTATTTAATTTTATTTTTAATTAAAATAAATTTATGGCTTTAGTATATAGACATATAAAACCTTGCGGTGAAGTTTTTTATATAGGAATAGGTGTTTCTAAAAAAAGAGCATATTCTAAATTTGGAAGAAATAAACATTGGAGTAACATAGTTAACAAATATGGATATGAAGTTCAAATTTTAACTAATAATATTGATTATGAATTTGCTAAAGAAGTAGAAAGAAATTTAATTTCTTATTATGGAAGAAAAGATTTAAAATTTGGTAATTTAGTTAATATGACTGATGGCGGAGAAGGTTTTGCTAATATGAATGAAGATGAAAAGTTAAAAAGAAAAATTAAATTAACTGATTATAATAAAAATACTAAAGATTATTCTTTTACACAAAATGAAGATTACAAATCAAATATGCGTAATTCTTGTTTAGGTAAAAACAATAAAAAAATAATAGATATAGAAACTAAAATGATATTTGAATCATTGCGAAAAGCATCTGAATTTAATAAAATAAGTTACACTATGTTAAGTGGAATGTTAAATAACAAAAAAATTAATAAAACCAATTTACAATGGCTAAAAAATTAGAAACAATAGAATTGTTTATTGACGAAAGTCAAGATAAAGATGGTATAGATGCTTTAAGTTTAGTAAAGTTTCCTGCAATAGAAGAAAATTGGGTTGCTTTAAATAACCATAGAATTGAATTCAAATCAGTTGATGATGAGAAAAGAATTATTATAGGATTAGCTTTAGTTCCAGATAAATTGATTTACAGAAAAAATGGTGATTATGAATATAATATTAAATTTTCAAAAGAAACTGTAAACAAAGCAGCAAGATTATATTTAAAAAAACTGAATAATAACAATGCTACTTTAGAACACAAAACAGAAGTTGAAGGAGTTTCAGTTGTAGAATCTTGGACAGTTGATAATCCTAAAATTGATAAAACTG